ATAGATACGTTACTGTTGGGCCTATAGGTCAATCATTTGGTTACGGATGGGGTACAGGAGCTTGGGCTGGATCAACAGGAGTTCAAGATCAATTAAATGGAGCTCTATTAAATGACACCAATGGAACAGGAGGATCAGGAACCACAATTGTTGTGGATAGCACTACTAATTTTCCATCCGCTGGAGTTATAAAGGTAGATAACGAATTAATTTCTTACACTGGTATAACCACAACATCTCTTACAGGAATCACGAGAGCGGTAAACGGAACTAGCACCGCAGCACACTCAGACAACTCTGTTATAGAAGTATTTACAGGATGGGGAGATGCCTCTTTATCATCTAACGTACAGTTAGCACCTGCTAATTGGTCTCTTGATAACTTTGGTCAAATTTTAACTGCTACGATTATAGATGGTCGAACATTCACATGGAATCCAATAAACTCAAACTCAAGTGCTCTTACAACAAGAGCAGTGGTTATGTCAGGAGCACCAACAAAAACTATAATTAGTTTAACTTCCGATCAAGATAGACATTTTTTTCATTTTGGAACTGAAACAACTATTGGAAATACCAGTACGCAAGATAAAATGTTTGTAAGATTTTCAGATCAAGAAAACTTTTCGACATATGCCCCTACATCTACTAATACGGCAGGAACTTTTAGACTAGATGATGGCACTGAGATTAGAGCTGCAATTAGAGCAAAAGATTATATTTTTGTAGTAACCGACACAGCTGCCTATACTATACAGTTTGTAGGATCTCCTTTTACTTTTAGTTTAAGAAAAGTTGGATCTAACTGTGGGTGCGTTGGCCAACATGCAATAAATTTTTCTGATGGTATTGTTTATTGGATGGATGATGCTGGTGGTTTTAATTATTTTAATGGTACAGTTCAAAATTTAAAATGTACAGTTGAAGATTTTGTTTTTACAACTAACAATCCTGGTGATTTAGGATTTAATTATAGCCAAGGAAAAATAGTTTATTGTGGTTACAATTCTCTTTTTAATGAAGTAACTTGGTATTATCCCTCTGCAAACTCGACCACTTTAAACAGAGCAGTAACTTGGAATTATTCTGAAAATTGTTGGTACACGTCCTCTTTACCACGAACCACGGCCTACGATTCTCATCTTTTTGAAAATCCATATAAAACATCTTGGAACAGTTCTGGTGTTCCAACGTTTCCTATAATACAAGGTGTTTCTAATATTAATGGTGCAGCAACTTATTGGGCTCATGAAACTGGAGTGGATCAAGTCGAAGGTAATACAACAACTGCAATACTTGCTTTTATAGAATCGGGAGACTTTATGTTACACGTTGATGGTGATGGAGAGGTATTTACAAAAGTAAGAAGATTTATTCCTGATTTTAAAAGATTAAATGGTAACGCTCAAATAACAATAAACTTAAAAGATTTTCCTGTGGATACAGCAGCTTCGTCTCCACTTGGCCCATTTACTATTTCTTCTTCAACTCAAAAAGTTGACACAAGAGCAAGAGGAAGAGCTGCAAGTTTAAAAATTGAAAACACTTCTTCAGGACAAACTTGGAGATACGGTACTTTTAGAGCCGATGTTCAACCTGACGGTAGAAGATAATGTCAAAGATAGATATTGTTATACCTCAACCATCTGAAGAATATGAAGCTTCTAATCAACAACAACAATTACAAGCTTTAGATCAATTAAAAAATCAGTTGAATACTACCTTTTTAAATGATTTAAAAGAAGAACAAGAAAGATTTATTTTTTTTATATATGGCTAATACTTACAAAAATGCAATGTTCGATCTTACTGATACAAACGCAACAACTGTATATACAGTGCCTTCAAATGCAACTGCAATTGTAAAAGCAATACAGACAACAAACATACATTCTGGTGCAGTTGACGTAACAGTATTTACTGTAGACTCATCAAACTCTAGTGCAGAATTTGAAGTTGCTCTAGTAAACTTAGGATCTAAGACTGTAGAAAACTTAGCTAAAAGTAGCATGGTTTTAGAATCTGGAGATGCAATAAAAATTCAAGCTGGTGTTGCAGA